AGAAAAATGTATAAAGTAAGATATTATATGGTCGGTGGAACCTTAGTTACCAAAATATTCCCTAGCTTAGAAGAAGCTACAATGTTTTGCGTTTACAAGGCGCCGTTCCAAAGCGTCCACTCAATTGATAAGGTAAAATAAAATGCGTAGCCATTATTGGACATGTAGTAAATTTGCAGACTGGGTTCGCGGTACTCCTAAGGGAGAAGCCAAGACTAGTGACGGCTGGGACGAGTGGCATAAACTCGCAGGGCAAAGCCGCATCCGTTACTGGCTAGCAGAAGAAGGATTAAACTATGCTCAAAAAATTGTATTCTTTATTCCGGATACTCTCTACTCTATCAAGTACTACATTAATAACCGTTGGGTCACTCGTACTCATTCTCTTACTGCCCACTCTCGCGATATTAAACCTGGGACTTGGATGGATGTGGGGAACCGCTTTCTCCCTTGCCTATTTAATGAGTTGCAGGATTTTGTGGAAGTGGAACTAGCATGGTGGCACATTGCTTGGAACAGCGGCGACCGTGCTAAGTATAATGTTCCATTCTGGGCAACTGGTTGGTTCCGTTGGCGCTCGTGGCGGTGCCCACAAGCTGGACTTGACAACCTAGAATGGCAACGTAAACTAACTTGGGATCAAGATTATCCCGATCAAGACGTTGGTGATAACAAGGGAAAGCCAACTGCTCAAGCAATTAAAGCACAAGAGATCTTAGACTTGTATACATGGTGGACTGTAGTTCGTCCTGCTCGCTCTGATCCACATGACGCAAGCGGGTGGAGTGACTACTGTGAACAAGTGCGTGTCCTTAACGATGGACGATTGTTTGGCAGCAAGAAGACCCCTGAGCTTGAAAAGTTAAGCAAGAAGACTATGAAGCTTCTACACAAAATGGAAGCAGACTACGAAAAAGAAGATGAAGATATGATGATTCGTCTTATTAAGGTGCGTCACGGACTTTGGACATGATCTTAGACGTCCGTGAAGAAAAGTATCCGCAACGGAAGTATGTAGTGTATGTTTGGGAAGGCGAAGAAGATAACTACTTTGAAGTTAACCAAACTACCTACTCCGAAGAAGTGTACCATGAGATGAATGAGTGGTGTAAAGAATCATTCGGCAGTCACACCCGCACAGCCTACAACATATTTGAATTTAAGAAATACAAATACCTACAATGGTTCCTGCTTAAATACTCGTCATGAGTGAGAAAATATATCCTATAGTAAAACAAAAGCTAGACGCTATCGGCCCGGGCATGTGCCTTGCCAAGTGGAAGCAGGTTACTATACATTTACCTACTGGGCACACGCACAGTTGTCATCACCCCATTACACATAAGATTCCTGTTGAAGAAGTTGTTATTGATGCGAGTGCGCTTCATAACACTAATTACAAGAAATCGTTGCGTAAAGAGATGATGACTGGCGAGCGTCCTAGTGAATGTCAGTATTGCTGGAACGTAGAAGATAATGCTAAAGACCCTAACGTGTTTAGCGATCGTGTACATAAGAGTTTTGAGCCATGGGCACGTAACTATCAAGAAGAGGTATTAGATGCAGGTTGGACTAAAAACATTGCGCCTAGTTACTTAGAAGTTAGTTTTAGTTACGGCTGTAATTTTAAATGTAGCTATTGCTCCCCAGAGATTAGTAGCAAGTGGATGGAAGAGATTCAACAGCACGGCCCATTCCCTACATCACGTCACTACAACAATCTAGGACATTTTGCTAGACAAAACAAAATGCCTATACCAGAGCGTGAAGAAAACCCTTATGTGGATGCGTTCTGGAAGTGGTGGCCTGACATATACTCAACGCTACATACATTCCGTATTACAGGTGGCGAACCTCTGATGACCAAGCATACATTCCGTGTGCTAGATTACATTATTGCAAACCCTAACAAGAACTTAGAACTAGGTATCAACAGTAATCTGTGTGTACCTGACAAATTGTTTAACGAATTTGTTGCTAAATTAAAGATAGCAGTTACTTGTGTTAAGAGTATAACAGTTTATACAAGTTGTGAAGCGCACGGTGCTAAAGCAGAATACATTCGACACGGCTTGGACTACAGTAAGTGGTTGGCTAGCTGTCATGTGTTATTGTCTAAGTTACCTAACGTGCATCTAAGTATCATGTCAACGTATAACGCATTGTCAGTCACATCCTACGATCAGTTCTTAGATGATGTAGTTGAGTTAAAAGTGCTATATAAAAATACTCAGCGCAATGTTCGCATTGATATTCCCTACTTACGGAACCCAGAGTTTTTAACTATGGGCATTTTGACTAAAGACTTTTTGGGTTATGCAGCCGAAAGTGTTAAGTACATGCAGTCCAAAGAACAATTATTTGATTCAAAAGAGATTAGTATGATGCAACGTGTCTACAGTCTTTTTGAATCACTAATGGCAACGCCTATGTCCAATTTAACAGATTGGCAAGGAGACTTTGTCCGATTTGTAATTGAACACGACAAGCGCAGAGGAACTAACTTTTTGGCTACATTCCCAGAGATGGAGCCATTCTATAATGGTATTTTGACTAGTTGACAAGTTCAAAACTTGATGCTATAATATACAAATACTGAAACTAACAGGAGCATTAAATGGCAACAAAAGCACCAGCAAAAAAGTCACGCATTACCAAAAAGCAAGTCATTGCACATCGTACCCGTGCAGTTAAAGATACTAGCCCTACTTGGGAAGGATGTGAGACTTGGGATGGTGATAAGTTCCATCGCTACTTTGTTAACGCAATGAGTTACTACCGTTTGGAATCTGACATTAAGAGCTACAAGCCTATCGTAGTTCGTTGGATGGAAGGCATTGGTTGTGCCAAGGCAGACATCTCTGCTATGAAGAAAGTCAAAGACAACCGCATCAATACTACTATGGGTGCAGTTGCTCACTGCCTGCTTCGCGGTATGCAACCTAAGCGTGAAGACTTTAACAAGGGTCGTGACACTACAGAATGGTTACGTGCTGAGATCGTTAAGGTATTAGCAGAAGGCAAAGACGACATTGATCCAGATGTTGCGGCTGCAGAGAAAGAAGCTAACAAGAAAGACGTATACACTCCTTCAATTCAAGAACGTGTTCGCGAAGCCGCAATGCGTATGACTGAAGAAATTGAAAATGCTATCGAAAGTTTCCAAGAAGACCCGGAAGCATTTGATCCAAAAGCATTTAAGATGCTTAACTTGCTCAAGGCAGTTGAAGCAAAGGCAGCTCATGCTCGTATTATCAAAGAGTTTTACAGTCGTGATTTAGCAGAGCTTGAAGAGCTTGCTAGCGGCAAAGCTGATGAGCAGTTGCGCGAAGGTTACTCACATCGTAGCAAAAAGCAAATTAAGAACTTGATTGCATTTTATCAAGAGATTATGGCGGCTTGTACTATGCTTGCACAAGAAGCTAAGGTTAACCGAGCACCACGTGCTAAGAAAGCAGTGCCTGCAGAGAAGATTGTTGCTAAGTTGAAGTACAAGAAAACTGACGAGCCGTTGAAGTTAGTCAGTATCAACCCTGCTGATATCATTGGCACTAGCGAACTGTGGATCTTTAACACTAAGACACGTAAGTTAGGCAAGTACATTGCCGCTGAGTTTCAAACGCTCGGAGTTAAGGGTACAACACTTACAGGCTTTGACGAGTTTAAGAGTGTACAAAAGACAATCCGTAAGCCAGAAGAGAAACTCAAAGAGTTTAAGGCGGCTGGTAAGATTGCTCTGCGTAAGTTCTTAGAAGATATTAATGCAACCGACACTAAAATGAACGGTCGCATTAATGAAGACACTATCCTACTTAAAGTAGCTTAACTAGTAAAGACGATTCGAACTGCTCCTCTCCCCCCTACAGGGAAGCCGGAGCTGGTTGCATAACTTCCGCCGCCACCAAAGAAATTTCCAAACCCGTTATTTCCAGTACCGCCGGCACCGCCTACTAAATTAACACCTGTGCCACCTGTGCCTGCTGTTGCACCCGATGCATCGCCGCCAGCACCTGAGTCTCCTGCTCCACCACCGCCAGCGCCGTTACCAGCACCAGTACCTGCGCCGCCTTTGTATTTTGTAGTACCAATTGACGCCGCTACAGTACCGCCTGGTGTAGTTGCGCCGCCGTTTGAGCTACCACCTGCGGCTGCAAGACATCCTTGACTTGTTGAAGTAGGCGGTGCGTTGCTAGATACGTTTACCCAACTGTCAAACCCCGAAAAGGCTGCTGTATAATATACCGTACTGCCTGGAGTTACTGGAATACCAGTAGTCATAGCGTATGCTCCACCGCCACCTGCGCCACGGGTTGATACAATCGACGAGCCGTAGCCAAATCCGCCCGCGCCAATTGCTTCCACCGTTGCAAAATTATAACCTGCAGGAACAGTTGTAGACCCGTTGTTAACGGCACTACCAGTTATCGATACTACTACCGGGGTCAATGATGTATCATTAACTGTTTGGGCATTACTTGTTAGTATTACAGGGCCGCTAATAGATCCAGTTCTAATTTCAACTTGGTAATACTGCGGGCCTTCTGTAAGAGAGTCGGCTACTGCGGTAATCGAGAATGTGCCGGAACCGTTTAGTGTTGATGTTGTAAAACTTCCACTTGAAGCACTAAAGTCAGCAGCCGAAGCACCTGTATTGTATGCTATAGTCCAGTAGTAAGTTCCTGCAGGGCCAAGGTTGTTAACTGTGTAGCTAGCTGAAGCTCCCTCGTTCATTCCGCCTGGGTTGACTGTAAATGCCGGAGCCAACGATGTATCGGCTATTGTAATCTCATCAGTTGTTCCTAATACAATACCTGTAGTTGATCCGCTTCTTACAAACACTGAAAACGTTTCAGTTCCTTCTGTAAGTCTGTCTGACAACGCAGTGATAACAAATGATCCTGTTGTACCAGTTACAGTAAAGCTACCAGATAACAAACCTCCACTAAAATCAGAAGCTGATACTGCCTCTGTTACCGGAAGTTCAATAGTCCAATAATAAGTACCCGCTGGGGTATTAGTCACTGTACATTGAAGGTAATATCATCACCCTCGTTTGGTGTAACGGTACTAGGAGTAACAGTAGCTGATGCGGCAGTTACTACAGGCGGTGTTACAAACGCACCCGAGAACGGAGTTAGAGTGCTATATGTTACTAAACTTAGAGTGCTGTTAGTAACTGTAATGTTATTTGCGCTTGAGTCAGTTAGCAATCCGGAAGTATTTTTAAAATTTAATAATAACTGCACGTTAGTTGCGCCTTGGCTTGTTCTAGTAAAAGGAGTTCTATCTGGGATAAAAGATGTAATGTAGTATGCGCTCTTAGCTATACGAATATTGCTTAGATTTCCGGCAAACCAATAGTCAACGTTAAATCCTAAACTACCAAACATTAGATCATATGTAGACGAATCTGAGAAGTTAGTAGTGTTTGCTTTAGGCGTATTAGCATATCCGTTTAAGAATATTTGCATTTGGCCGCTTCGTCTAACTAATGCCACGTGATTCCACGCATTTAAATTACAGGTGTTAGCAGTACCAACAAAATAATCATTACCAGCAACTTGTAAGAATACTTGTTGACTTGGAGATAACCATAAAAATAAGTAACGTTGATTACGATAGCTTAGGCCACGTTGTCGAAATAGCGTTGAGCCGTAATACGATATGCTAGTCGGATAAAACCACATCTCAACTGTAAAGTCGCCTGTACCGTATTGGAACGGTGTTCCTGGAGGGACACTTAATGAGTCGTATATAGAATTGTACAACCCACTACCTGTTGGTACAAGTCCTCGACTACCAAATGCCTGTACGCTACCGCTAGCTAATGAACCTAATATTGGCATTGTTATCCTTAAGCGAATCTTGCTTGGCTAGCAAGAATTGTATATGTGGCGGCAGCTGTCTTAATAATAGTAAACGAATATGAGTCTACACTAGATGCGTTGCCGCCTGTAGGAGCTGTACCACTTAACCATTTTGGAGTTACTGAAGTACCGTCAGCTGTAAACGCTGTTGGATAAAAAGCAGTAACACCTTGTGTTACTAAGAATACTACTGTAATTGATTTACCAGTTGCCAGGTAAGAATCTAATGTTGTAGAGCCATCGCCTCGGAAGTTAAATGTCCAATTAGCAGTTGCTGACGATGTATAATAAAAGACAGTGTTAGTTTTTACACTAACGTTAACTGTTCCAGTTGCGGCAGTTGCAGATACACTAACCGATTCAAATGTTGCAGGAGCTAATGAAACTGTTCCAGTAAATGTTGGATCAGTAAACATAGTTGCCTTACTTTCGTTTGTAACATTGCTTAGACCGACGTCTGTTTGTGTTACAGTATCCCACGAAGGTGCCGCACCATTTGTGCCAGTGCCGGTCATACGCAAGAAGTTACGAGTAGTACTTGTGTTAGGTGCTAATAAACTAGTAGCATCAGTATTGCTTTGGTACGGCAATGATCCTAATAAGGTAGTGCTGTTACCGCCTACAATGTTAGTAGCCTTTTCTGAAGTTACTCCGCTTAGTGTTAGTACACCCGATGCACGATTAATAGCAACTTGAGTAGTACCAATGTAAAATGTTTGATCATTCTTAGGAAGATCGTATGTACCTGCTGGGAATGTTGCGTTGAACACGCCGGTTGGTGTAATTGTTATTTCGTACGGGCCAGCTATTGTAACATTATTATCAGTTGTAAATGTTCCGCCTAGACTAAGGTTCCCGTTTAATTTTACAGTACGAGCCGCATCTCCTACATCAAGAGTTAACGCACGGTTGGCTGTTAATGTTGCAGAAGTACTTGTAGCTCCGATAACAACATTGTATGCGGCGGTAGTATCTCTAATGCCTACGCTAGTTGTAGATGTCAGACTACCAACAGTTGCATTGCCGGTTACATCCAACGTGCCGGACATAGTAACGCTGCCAGTGGCGCCAGTAGTGTTTACAACAAGAATGCCAGTTTTACCTGTAGCATCAATACTTAACGCAGTTGCATTATTATCTTTTACAATCCAAGTTTGAGCGTTGGCAGAATAGATGTCGCCGGTGTTCATGTACAAGGCAAAGTTACTTAGACCGTTAGATGCATCGCTATATAAACCAATGTTAAGTCCGCCTAAATGGGGACTAGTAGCATATCCTCTTACGCCTACCGCACTAGCAGTATCAAATGTATCTTGCACACCACCGTCACCAAGAATACCAGCACTTCGTGTGCCGCTATTTGTAGAGCCTTTACCGTAAACACCAACACCCCATTGTGTACTTGTAACAGCATCACCAACTGCCTCTCCTACAATACCTATATTGTAAGTGTGAGAATCGTTACTGTTAGCTTGACTAGCAACTAGTTTAGCATTTGGCCAATCTGTAAAGTTTGCAGTAGTTCCAACTAACACAGTATCAGAACTAAGTCCAGTAACACTCGGGCTTGTATCAAATACCAATTTACCGGTACCAGTTGCACCAGTAGTTGTAACACCTTCTAATGTAACATGGCCAGTAACTGCAAAATCAGAAACAACGCTAACGGTATTAACAGTCATTAGACCTAATACAGGATTATATGTTAGAGGAGTTGAAGTTTGGTCAAGGTACATGGTATCCATTTGATACGTACCGGTAATTGGGTTTAGTTCGCCTGCGCCGGTAGCAATAGTCAATGACACAAATGTATCAGTTACTACGGGTGCGGATGTTACTGGAATAGTCCAGTAACCGTTAATAGTACTGTAGGTTGCAGGGCCAGTTGCCGTGAAGTTTAATACTGCGCCGTTGCTAACTCTAATCAAGCTGAATGTTTCATCTTGGATCATGCCAACTAGGCTAGCTCGCATAGGTGCGCTAACACCGTTAACACTATTACTAGAACCAGTAACTCTAACTTCGGCTACACCGCTAACAATAGCACCGCTAGTAAAATCACTGCCGGAAACTGTAAAAGTCTGCGTACCAGGAGGGCTACGAGTAAAAATAGGGTAGTATGTACCACTCTTATTGTTTTCAGTAATAGTAGTCAACGCACCAGTGCCGTTACCTGTGTTAACAATAGTAACTTTGTTGTTAAGCTCGTCAGTAATTAAACTAATACCAAACCCGGCATCTAAGTTTAACTCTCCGCCTACTTCTTGCGATACTGTAGTACCGGGTACGCCGCCGCTACCAGTTCCTGTAGTAACAACTACCTTACGATATGCATCTGCGATTGCTGGATTAAAGGCCATAAAATAACTCTCTTTCGAATATTTATCGTATTTTAAGCATACACATTACTACCTTAAACTAAGATAAATACTTGAAAGAGACCCAATTATGGCACAAATTTTCAACATACAAGACGATAAAGTCGTCATTAGTAAGCTAGCTCTAAAGTACTTAGAAGGCAGCGTAATCCATGCTGGCAGCTTTGATATTGCAGGAAATGCTAGTGTACAAAGCAATTTAACTGTTAAAGGCAGCATTACTGTTGATACGTTAACTGTTAGAAACTTAGTTACAGAAGCAGGTAGCGCAGGAGAAGTTGGCCAGTGGACTGGAGCATCTGAGATTGATTTACAAGGTAAGGGCTTTAGATGGACTAGCGATACTAACGAAACATTGTTAACTTATCGTGCAGGAAATCGTTTGTGGTCTAATGCTAGTATTGACCTAGCAAACACTGGCAGCTATAGAATTGACGACATTGGTGTACTAAGTGCTAACGAATTAGGGCCTACTGTTATTAAGAGTAACTTAAAACAAGTAGGTACACTTCGCGATCTAAAAGTAACAGGTGATGCTACTATTGGCGAATTTGCGTTTTTCAATAGCGGATTTGGTCGTTTAGGTATTAACACTGACGAGCCAACTAGCGCATTGAGCATTGTTGATAACGAAGTAGAAATTACCATTGGTAGTCCAGACATTGGATATGCCGCAATTGGTACTCGCACAAATCACCACGTTGCTATCGTTACTGATAACACAGAACGTATCACAGTTAAAAATAACGGTGAAGTTATCATTGGCAACGAAGAAAGCAAAACTGGTGTACTACGTGTCTACGGAACATTGTATGCTAGTAGCATTGTTGCAGATACTCGTGTTGAACGTACTAGCCCATTAGAATTTAAAGCTACTCGTGATAGTTCAGTTTATGGTAAAGGTTTAATGTGGACTGGCAACGGTACTACAAAGCAATTTATTATGACTGCTAATCCAGATCGTATTTGGAGTAGTGAGTCTTTAGGGCTAGCAGAAGACCGTGCATTCTATGTAGGCGATGATATCGTATTATCAAGAAGTTACCTAGGCGAAACTGTAAGAAATTCTAGTTTAACTAAATTAGGTACGCTTACTGAACTAGCAGTTAGTGGTGATGTTACACTAGGTGGAAATGTTACAGCACTATCTACTAGTCTAGCAATTAAAGAAGTTGTACTAAATGATGGCGAACAACAGTTAACTATCAATAGCAAGGCTATTAATTCAGACACTAGCGTTTCATTAACTGTAGGCTCCGGCGATGTATTGTATGCCGACCGTGAAGAAATTACCATTGGTAATAAATCAAATACAAGACGTGCTGTTAAAGTATACGGTCCATTAAGTGTAGGTATCACTACTCCTGATCCAACTGTCGGTCTAGCAGTTGCTGGAGACTTTAGCTTTGCTGATAAGAAATTCTTTACCGGTACTGCTATTCCTACAACTGGTACATTTAACAAAGGTGATATTTGTTGGAACTCTAATCCAGCACAAAGTAACTACATCGGTTGGGTTTGTATCATTGAAGGTACTCCAGGTGAGTGGTTACCGTTTGGCACCATTGGATAACATTACATACCTGTAATTAACTAAGTGTTTTCCAGTACACTACTGGGCTGATAAATATTGTATTAGAGACAATACAATGGTTAGCAAAAAAACACAACGTCTTATAGACAAAAATAATACCGACTTAGATCAAATTAACGATCAACGCCGAACTTGGCTTTATGCCAGTTCATTAGTAGTTGTTGCTGTTGTAGTTTTAATATTTGGTTGGGACTGGCTAGACACCCTACATTCAAAAACTATTTGGTGGTTAATTACTTCCGGAATGTTAGTCCTATCAGTTAACTGGTGGTACTGGACTATGCGTGTTATGCTACGATTGATCAACCATCAAAAAATTGAGTTTGCTATCATAACCGAACTATTAGACGACATCCAAATAATTCGAAAAGAAGTTCGCCGATTGGCTGACCAGGAACTTGACAAAAAGAAATAATACTGTATAATTACATTATGCGGTCTTCGGCATTCACCCCGCAATATAAATTCTGCATGCCATTGTTCATAAAGGAAAACAACAATGGCAAAATATCTATCAACAAAAACATACGGCAACGACAGAGGGCTTTCTTGCTGTTTTAGACAGTGGCGTTCAACACATAGCCACTGCTCGACACTACACGGTTACTCCGTTGGCATTAAACTAATTTTTGAATCAGAAACACTAGACGATCGTAACTGGGTTATGGACTTTGGTGGGCTTAAAGCATTTAAAGAGTGGAGCGAATATATGTTCGATCACACTTTAGTAATTGCAGAAGATGATCCACATTTGGCTTTCTTCCAACAAATGGCTAACCTAGGTGATCCATTAACTAGCGGCACAGGCTCAGTAGCTAATCCAAAACCACACGAACGTAAAGCAATTTGCGATCTACGTATTGTGCCAGCTGTTGGTTGTGAAAAGTTTAGCGAATTTGCCTACAACACAATGGCAGATATCCTAGCTACTTTCCAACGTGGTGAAAGCTGGAGCTATGTTGACGCACAAGGCAACACTAAAACATTTGAAAACCGTTACCCAGTTGGGCAAGGTGTCAAACTTCGTTCAGTTGAAGTTTTTGAACACGGTGCTAACTCAGGATCTTACGAAGCATGAACGATAAGCAATGGTTAGAGCGTGTAACTATTGCGTACAAAGAGTACAGTCGTCAAGTAGGGCCTAATTTACAAATTGAGCAATTCATTGACTGGCTGTACAAACAGTATGGCATTGTGATACCAAAGGATAATAATGTTTAATTGGTTTAAGAAAGAAAAACCATGGGTTAGATTTTATTCGCTAGATCAAAATGTTTCAACAATCTATCCCATTATTGAAAGCAAGCTAACAGAACGAGACTGGAATAGCGTAGGCAATCTAGATCGCAATCGTCCTGAACAAGGTAATCAAACTGTACTCAACTGCCCTGCCATTAAGCAAATTAATGCCGCGGGGTATGTTCTTAGAGCGCCTGCCGATTTTATCATTAAAACAGGGCCGCAAGTTGAAAACCTAAGCTGGGAAACTCCCTTTATGTTTAAACGGCATTCTAGCAAGTACACTTTTAGCGGTACTGATTATTATATCAGTTGGCACAGTGCATCGCAAACGGAGCCAATCTTACCTAGAGAAATTCCAAATACAGATCGCCCGTGCTTGCACACCGCAGTTAAGGTAGAAACACCGTGGCGTGTCAAAGCTAGCGACGATATTGTATTGCTACAAATTCCTGTTTCTTATAACAGCGAAGCTCGCTTTACAGCCGCTATCGGTATTGTGGACCCCCGATACATGCATGCCGTGAGTGTCCAATTACTTTGGCATGTGCTAGATGGGGAAACTTTGATCAAAGCAGGCACTCCGTTAGTACAATATGTTCCTATTAGCCGAAGCCTACTAACAAAAGGCGGCGTTGAACTTATAATCGATACTGCTACAGATGTGGACTTGGAAATCGAAGATGCGTATGTCTACTCTAATCACAGCCGCTTTCCTAAAACAGACAGCGTAGGTAACAAGATTAGAATTATCACAGATTTGTTTAACTCGTTTAGAAAAAAATATCCAAAATCTAAGATATAAACCGATTAACTATCTAAAATATTTTATTATGTTTCGGCAACTATGGCATCTTTGGGCTAAAGCATTAGGTGAAAAAGCAGGTAAATCGGACGCAGAATCGGACCGAATTGCTTGCATTCGTACGGCAATTGTGTTAATATATGTTATTACTAACTTTTTTATAGTGGCAGGAGTAATCCGTCACTGGTAAGGCACAAATGGGCAAAATAGGCTTCGCATGTAAATGGATTGACCACCCTCATCAGGTTAATGGCATTGATAAGAAAGATGATGCCAAACAATACAACACTGGCTCTACCACTGTGGCTTGGCTCAAACGCCAAAGTGAGCAAGTAGCTGAAGAAAAACTTTGGGACTTAATGAAAGGCAACATTGAGTCTACCCGTAAACTTGTAGAAAGAGTAGGTGGTCTAGATGAACAACTCCGAATGGTTCGCATTAGCAGTGATATACTTCCTGTTTACACTCAGCCTGATTACGCTTACTTTTGGCGCTTGGCGGATGTCCGTGCTTATATGGAAAAGGAATTCGCAAGGGTTGGCGATCTTGCAAGAAGTTCTAATGTTAGGCTTAGTATGCACCCTGGCCAGTTCACTGTACTTGCTTCAGAAAACCCTGGTATTGTTGATCGCTCAATAGAAGAATTTGAATATCATGCAGATATGGCCCGTATGATGGGCTATGGTAAGAAGTTTCAAGATTTTAAGATTAATGTCCATATTAGTGGCAAACAAGGCCCTGAAGGTATCCGCAAGGCTTACAAGCGACTATCACAAGAAGCACGTAATTGTATTACAATCGAAAACGAAGAAAATTCATGGGGGTTAGATGGTTGTCTCACTATCAGTGACGTGGTACCTATTGTTCTTGACATCCACCATCATTGGATTAGAGAAGGCGAATATATCCAAGCAAGCGATGATCGTGTCAAACGTGTTGTGGACAGTTGGCGTGGTGTGCGTCCGACTTGTCATTATAGCATTAGTCGTGAAGATATTTTGGTTGGACATTCTACCGATACTGCCCCGGACTATGCCAGACTTCTAAGCGAAGGCTACAAAAAGCAGAAGATGCGGGCACACTCAGACTTTTACTGGAACAAGGCTACTAACGCATGGGCTTTGAGTTTCTTAGATACGCATGACATTATGTGCGAATCTAAAGGCAAGAACCTAGCAAGTTTTTCACTCTACGAACAACTTAAACAGTCTTAATTAGACTACACAAAAAAAGGACCCGAAGGTCCTTTTTTCTTATCAAGTTGCACCAGCTATACCGGTTCTCCTCGAATTTTTATTTAGTAGCTGGCTTTGCGGCTTTAGGCTTTCTAGGTGCCTTTGGCTTAGCAGGTGCTTTGATTGCGGCTGGCTTCTTAGCAGTTGGTTGCTTTTTAGCTGGGGCTTTCTTAGCTGGCGCCTTTACTGCCGGTGCTTTTTCTACAGGTTGTGCATTTACTGCTTCTACCTTAGCGACTGGCGCTTCTACTTTATAAGGTACTTCTGGGGCTGCTTCTGGCTTACCACCAAATAGTTTCTTAATAAAATTAATCATAGTTGATCTCCTTGTATTTTATTTATGATTAAATATACTACTATAATTAAAATATGAATATGTATCCGTTCGTTACTGTAACTTGTGCTAGAGACTTAGCCCTATTAGAATTACAAGCGCAAAGTATGAGCTTGTATGCTCCGGCTGATGCTAAAATATATCTAGTAGTCAACGAACAAGATCCGACTGAATGGCAAGCATATTTTGAAGAACATATACGCCATTACTATAAAGACTTAGACTTAATAGTTTGTTACCTAAACGAATTTGAAGTAGAACATAAATGGGCTGGATGGTACGATCAGCAACACTTAAAGTTTGCTATCAGCGAACGTATCACTGAAAGTAGCTATCTAATACTAGACTCGCAAAACTTCTTGATTAGAAAATGGAACTATACTCATTTCCCTGTTAAGGACGGTAAAGTGCCATTTCGGACGGGTGCGTTTGTAATGCCCAGTGAAACTTGGCACGATTACGCAACGGCATTAGGAGCTACGGTTACTGCTCCGGGCAACGATACTATGTCAATATGTACACCTATATGGTTTAATACAGAACTAGTAAAATCCTTAATCGCAAAGCAGGGCGGGTTTAAAGAGTTTAGCAAGTGGTTTAACCGCATCTCTAGAGTGAATAGCGAATTTATGTTGTATGCTATTTGGGCTGAATGTAATGGAGGTATTAAGAACTTCCACTACAGATGCTACGATTGGGGCAACCCGTATCTTAGAGACAGCGGAAAGTTTGATGCTGATTTTCAAGAGTACTTAAAAAAGTTAGGTGTATCTTCAACCCATGTATTCACATCTATTAATCATAAGTCTTGGGGCGATCTATCAGACGAGCAGTATGCCGAACTATGCTCTAGACTAACAAAGTACAAACTAACACCCAACTTTAACAGCTATAGAAACAACTATAGCTGACCAATAGTTTTTAAACTGCTAACGGGCATGTCCCAGACTCTACGTGCTTCTACACCCTTTTGTTGAGCAAACTTCTTAGCATCACAATCCCCGCATACATGATAGAAGTTATTGCTTAATCGTTTAGGATCCATGTCGCCTTTATCGCGCCTAAACACTCCTTGGCAGCAATCACACCTAAAAACAACCACAATTTTCTTGCGGCTATAGGTATGAACCTTGCCTGCGGCACTGGTTCTTACGTATTGTGTCTCTTTAAATTCAGTTCCAATCAGCATATTGTATTTACATTAAGGTTATAAAATCTGTTTGATAAATATGATATCGAACACAAGTTCAGCATCGGAGTTTAATTAAACATGGCAAAGCAAAATATTGATATTGGTATTCAAGGTAATGACGGAACAGGCGACAGTATCCGTGAATCGTTCCGTAAAGTAAACGAAAACTTTAGTGAAATTTATGCTGTGTTTGGTATCGGTGACGGTACTATTAAACTAACAGCACTAAGTGACGCACCGTTAAAAGATGTTAGCGGCACTTTAGTTGCCAAGTATAATGCTAACGACATTATCATGGGTAACACTACTGGTTCTAGACTAAGTGCTAGAGCACTAGAAAGTGACGGTAGTATTGATATTACATTAACTGATAATAACAAAATTACATTGTCTACTGCTAGAAAAGGCCTAGTAGACGATCCGTTGCCTGCACTTGGATTACCTTTAAACTCTAACAACTTAGCTATTGGTCCAATTCCAACACCGTCTGAAGAATTAATTAGCGTGTTTAACGAAAAACACGGAACTGACTATGACTTTAACGTATTGCCAATTTCGTTAGGTTATGCCGATACTCACTATATTCAAGCAACTCCGGTTACCGATGGCACAACTATCGAAGGTTATAACTTAGGTCTTCCGCTTAATGTACGTTCTGAACCAGACTTGCCGCCAGTAGGCGTTGACGGATACGACTCTGCACTGACAAGTAATTACCTATCAACAGAGCCAATGCAACGTAAGGATGCTGTATATCGCGGTGGCGATATTATGACAGGACCGCTAACATTGCACGATCACCCAAGTCCATTAGAAGGATTTGGTACTCCCAACGGTGCTAACGATTTACAAGCCGCAAGTAAGTTCTACGTTGATAACAACAGCTTCTCAAGTAGTGTTAACTTATACGTATCTGGCGCAAGTGGTGACGACGTACAAACAAGTACTCCAGCAGGTAAAGAAGGACGTTTCTGGCAGTATGCTTATCGTAGCGTTGGCGCTGCCGCACTTGCCGCTGAAAACTTAATCAACGCTTCTGCACAAGAGCCTGGTCCATATCGTCAGCGTCTTACATATACTGTAGGTCCTGATCAATATTTTAGTACAATTCAAAGTGTTACTTTAACAGAAGGTAACAGCGGAAGTGCAGGATATGTTGGAGCTTATAACTTACTAGGTGCTAACAAAGAATTCATTCAGCAAGAAGTTATTGCTTACATTAACAACAAATATGTTAACCCGTTTATCTACAACGAAGCAACATGCCGTCGCGACGTTGGATTAATTTTAAATGCAGTAGCTGATGACTTAGTTTTAGGTACAACTTATAACTCAACACTTGCAGGTTCACGTTACTTAAACGCAAACTCTAGCACAGTACTGTCTAGTCAATTAATTCAAACAATTGATGCTATCAACTTTGCTCGTGATCAAATTATTAACTATTCTTACAACGACGGCGAGTTAAGTGCTTATGTTGGTCGTGTAATGGATGCTATCTGTTACGACATGATTTTCCAGTCAAACTTTATGACTATCATGGCTGCACAGTATTTCCCATACGCAGAGACAGCTCTAAGTGTTGATCAGATTACAGAAGTATTATTAGATCTAAGAACAAAAATTGTTGCATTGTCATCAGTAACTACCGGAACAAGTATTGCGCTAACATCTATTAATAGCAATTTTAGTACATTGATTTCGATGATTGGTGGCGGACAAACTCCCGACCTAGCATTGCCAGCAATTACTAACGTAACCCCAATTGGTCAAATCAGTGCTAAGAATTTATTATTGACTAACATTAGATTTATCCAGTCAGAAGTCATTGCATTCTTGGCTGCTGAATATCCTAACTTAGTTTACAGCCGCGATACATGTCGTCGTGACGTTGAATTTATTGTACAGAATCTTGCGTACGATGTAATGTACGGTGGTAACAGTCAGTCAGTGTATGCTGGACAACGCTACTGGGCAGGTTCATCTCGCAATATTGCTAGTACCGAATTAGCCGCTACATTAGCCGCAGTTAACTACATTAACACTATTGCACAGAAAATTATTATAAATGATGCACCTGACATCATTTATCAACAGACTGTTAAACAATATCGTAACGAAACACAAATTGAAGGCGGAGATGTTGCTGTACAATTAGCCAGCAACGTGTCTGATATTGTTGACATTATCACCGATATTAATACTGTTATCACTGTGATTGCACCAGAGTATGGTGATGCATCATCAGCACTGAACGACATTAGTGCTGATATTTTAACTCGTCGTACTGCTTACAGATCAGCAGCCGTTACCTACGTTAACAATAACTTCCCAATCATTAATGATCCAGTTATTCTAGCTAGAATTAATGAGTTGTTTGCATGTGTAACTGACATCTTAGACTTAGGTCTAGCAAATCGTGTACCGTCAACATTTACTAGCGGTGTCAGTTCAAGTGCAGTTGAAGACGCTCGTACACTAATGTTAGCTAACGTTAAGTATATTCAAGACGAACTAGTTGCTAACTTAACTGTAAACTTTCCAGGATTGTCATATGACCCTGTGAAATGTAAACGCGACATTGAACTATTAATCGAAGCAGTATGTTTTGATATCACTTATAGTTCAAACACTGCAAGTATTTTTGCGGCCCAACAATATTGGAGCGGTGCTGTACAATACTTGCCAGTTGGTCAAAGAGCGGCAACACTAAGCACTATTACATTTGTTCAGAGTTTAATTACATCTAAAGTTATTGTTAACGTTGCAGGCCCAACACTATCAAGTACTCCTCAAGTAATTGACACTGACTATCCAGACGGTAACGGTGCTGCCTCAACTATTACAACGCTATGGAACATTATCTATCAAATT